GGCGGTGTCGTAGATGGTATCGCTAACTATGATGGTGGAGATCCAACATCAGCAAGCTTTGTATATAATATCAATGGCGGAACGCCATGATAAATAAAACTGGGAGTGATGCATAATGGCAGTCCAAACACAATTTCAATTCCGTAGAGGCACAGCAGCACTGTGGACATCTACAAATCCAACCCTTGCAGCGGGAGAATTGGGATATGAAACCGATACAGGTAATATCAAAATTGGAACAGGATCAACAGCTTGGAACTCCCTTGGATATGGAACAATTACTGCAACAGGTGCAGTTACTCTTACAAATAAAACTTTAACTTCTCCAACTATTAATGGAGCAGCATTATCTGGAACTATTACAGGTTCCCCGACTTTTTCAGGAACTCCAACATTTTCGGCGGGAACTACATTAAACGCCCCAATTATTACTTATACTATTAATGCACAAACAACTTCATATACACCAGTATTATCAGATGCAGCAGCAATTGTCACACTTAGCAATGCATCCGCAAATACATTTTCAATCCCGACAAATGGTGTAGTTGCTTATCCAATTGGTGCATCATTAACAATTATTCAAACTGGTGCGGGACAGACAACAATTCAAGCAGTAACTCCTGGCACTACTACTATTGCCTCTACTGGTGCAACATCAACAGCACCTAAATTGAGAGCACAATATTCTACTGCAACAGTTATTAAGGTTGCTACAGATACGTGGTATGTGGTAGGAGATATTGTTTAATGCACAGTTTATTTCACGGTTTATTTGCATCTCAAATATCAGGTCACCTATGGGCTCCTGCAGGAGCATATGATGCATTAGGAAGTGTTACAGTTCCAAGCGGAGGATTATCTTCAATTACATTTTCTGCTATTCCTCAGACATATACACATTTACAAATTAGAGGACTTGTAAACTTAAATGGAGATATGAATATACGCTTTAATAGCGACACTGGAAATAATTATTCTTATCATTATCTTTATGCAACGGGCTCAGGTTCAGTTTCAGCAGGTAACTCAGCATCTAACGCTTATGATTATTTAGGTTACGGAGGATTTGGTGGGTCCACTAGCTTTACTGGATATGTTTGCGATATTTTAGATTATACAAGTATGAATAAAAATAAAACTATAAAAACTTTAAGCGGAACAGATAACAATGGTTCAGGAGGAATAATGATTGCATCCTCAGAGTGGTTAAATAATACAACAGCAATAAATTCAATTACTTTATTTTCTAAAGATACAGCAACATTTGGTCAATACTCAAATATTTCTCTTTACGGAATACGTTAGGCGGGGATTATGACAACTAATACTATAGTGGCAATTCAAACTATAACCGTAACTGGTTCTCCCGCTTCTTCTGTAACTTTTGGTACAGGCGGAACTATTCCGCAAACTTATACAGACTTAAATTTAGTAATAAATTGTCAAACAACTGACACGGGTCCTGGAAATGATTTAAGTATTAGCGTTAATGGAGATACATCTTCTGGATACTATTCTTCAACTCGTATGTATGGTGATGGTTCGTCTCCTCATACCGATAGAACCTCAGGACAAAATTCTTGGAATCAAAATGGAGTAAACTCTTCTGGCGCTAGTGCTTTTAGTATGGCTAAACTAGATTTTATGAGCTATTCAAATCCAAATGTAAATAAAATCATGCTTATGAATGATCGCATGACTGGTCAATATGTATTAACTTTGGCTAATTTATGGCGTAATAATAACCCAATTACTTCTATTACACTTGCTCCTAAAGCAGGAGGAAATTTTGTAGTTGGATCTACCTTTACTCTTTACGGCATAGCTAACGCTAATAATAGTGCTTATGCTACTGGGGGAATTATTACTCAAGACTCTACTTATTATTATCACGCATTTGGATCAAATGGAACCTTCACTCCTTCCCGTGCACTAACAGCTGATATTTTGGTAATTGCAGGTGGCGGTGGCGGTGGTTGCGATAATGGCGGCGGCGGAGGAGCAGGCGGTTTGTTTTATAATGCCACGCAATCTCTTACTAATGGAACTGCATATACTTGTACAATAGGATCTGGAGGTTCTGGTGGAGGATCTAGCGGATCAGATGGAACTAACGGAGTAAATAGTTCTTTTGCTGCTTTAACTGCAGTAGGTGGCGGTGGCGGTGCAGCATTAGGAAATTCTTCTACTAATGGACTAAGCGGTGGCTCTGGGGGCGGAGCTTCATCTATATATGTGCATTCAGGAGGAACTGGAGGATCTCCAACCTCTGGACAAGGTAATTCTGGTGGTAATGCAACCAGCAACAACTTCGGAGGAGCAGGCGGCGGAGGAGCAGGTGCCCCTGGTAGTAATGGTGGTAATCCAGGAAATACTGGTGGAAACGGTGGTAACGGTTCTTCATCTTACTCATCTTGGCTTGCACCAGGAGGATATGGCTACTTAAATGCATCTGACGGTTTGCGTTATATTGCAGGTGGCGGTGGCGGCGGAGCAAATAGTGCAACACCTGGTTCAGGAGGATTGGGTGGAGGTGCTGCAGGAATACAAATTGCTAGTCAAGGAACTCCACTTCCAGCAACTGTTAATACAGGCGGCGGCGGTGGTGGCGGAGGAGGAAGTTCGGCTGCTGGACCTGGCGGTAACGGCGGATCTGGAATTATAATTGTGAGGTATGCAAAATGACAACAGCAGGTAACTATGTATTATTAGAAAGAATTACAGTTGGATTGGCTGGAGCATCTAGCGTAACCTTCAACAATATACCTCAGACTGGTTATACGGATTTAAAGGTTGTTATGTCAGTTCGTAATAATCGTAGCGGTTTTGACCGTTCTACTCTTACTATGAGAATTAACGCAGACACGGGCAGTAATTACTCTAGCAAAACCGTATATGGTGCTGATGGTTCTGCTGGTTCAGATAGTGCTTCGGGAACATACGCAATCATTGGTAACTCAAACTCTACCAATGCAAATGCCAATACATTTTCATCATTCACTCTTGACATCCCAAATTATACAAGCTCAAATGCTAAATCATTTTCTGTTGATTACGCACAAGAATCTACGACATCAACTTGGGTTGTTCAAATGATTGCTGGTTTATGGAATCCATCACCTCAAGCTGGAATTACATCAATCACTTTTAACGATTTAGTAGTCGGCTCATCATTCGTTCAATACTCAACCTTCTCCCTATACGGCTTAGCCGCAGTAGGCACTACTCCTACTAAAGCTCCAAAAGCAACAGGTGGAGATATTATTGCTAATGATGGTACATACTGGTATCATGCTTTCTTGAATAATGGTACTTTTATTCCTTCTTTAAATCTTACTTCTGATATTTTGGTTATTTCTGGTGGTGGTTCAGGCGGAAACAGAACAGGAAACGCTGGCGGTGGCGGTGGTGGCGGAGCTGGTGGCGTTTTTTACGCTAGTTCAAATTCGCTTGCTGCAAACACTGCACAGTCAATAATTATTGGCGCTGGTGGTGCTGGTGTTGGCAATGGAACAGAAATCACTGGCAACAACGGTTCTAATTCAATATTTGGCTCCCTCACTGCTGCCGTTGGCGGCGGAGGCGGCGGTGGTAGCGTAGCTTCACCTGCTGGTGTAAACGGTGGTTCTGGTGGTGGTGGACGAAGCCGAGGAAATGCTGGCGGCTCATCAACACAAACTTCCACTGGCGGCACTGGTTACGGTAATGCTGGTGGTACAGGCGGCAGTGGTGCAGATGGCGGCGGAGGCGGTGGTGGTGCAGGAGCTTCTGGTGCATCAACCTCTAGCGGTTCTAACGGCGGCGCAGGTGGAATCGGTTTAAATACTTGGTCTACTTGGTTGTCAACAACAGGGCTTGGTGATTCGGGCTATATCGCAGGTGGTGGCGGTGGCGGTGCATACTCAGGCGGTTCTAGTGGTGCTGGTGGAACTGGCGGTGGTGGTGCAGGTTCGTACAACACAGGAGCAACATCTGCTTTACCAAACACAGGCGGTGGTGGCGGAGCTACAGGCGCTAGTACATCAGGTACTTGGTATTCAGGCAACGGCGGTTCAGGTATAATTATAGTAAGATATTTAATGTAAAGGAGATATAAAATGGCTGATAAATTAACAAGATTAGAAGTTTGTTTAGGTGAATGCGAACCTAAATGTGGCAAATGCGGAATAGTTCAAGAGATTGAATTAACTCCTGCTGAAATTGCTGAATTAGATCAACGTCAAGCAGAAGCTGCAGCAGAAGCTGCACAACGTGAAGCAGATGCAAAAGCAGCAGAAGCTGCAAAAGCATCAGCAATTGACAAGTTAACTAAACTTGGTTTAACTGCAGATGAAATCGCTGCATTGACTAAATAAGGTATAATAGAGAAAGGAGGTAATAATATGGCACATTGGGCAGAAATTGATAATAATAACATTGTAACCCGTGTTCTTGTTGGTGATAATAATGATCCAGCAGGAGATGAAGGTTATAAGTGGTTGATTGACAACCTTGGAGGAACTTGGGTAAAGACCTCATATAATACAATTGGTGGTAAGCATACTTTGGGCGGGACCCCGCTAAGAGGTAACTATGCAGGAATCGGTTATACATATGATAAAGATCTTGATGCATTTTATGCACCACAACCATTTCCTTCTTGGACTTTAAATAAGACTACATTTACTTGGGAAGCTCCCGTCGCATATCCAACAGACGGAAAGTTTTATACTTGGAATGAAGAGAATAAAACTTGGGATGAGGTAGCAATAGATGGCAAGTAAGCCAAATACAACAATTCCACAACCTTTTAAATCTTGGACTTTTGATGAAAATCTAGGATATTGGGTTGCACCAAAAGCAATTCCAGATGTAACTCAACCTTACACATGGAATGATAAGACGGGAGAGTGGGATCTCATAGAATTTCCCGCCGAATAATTAGATGACAGCAGCCAGAACATTAGCTAGTTTGCTTAACGGAACTGCAACATTTACGGGAGAGGTAATTGTACCTACTCCCGTAAACTCACAAGATGCAGCCACAAAAGCATATGTAGATAATTCTTCTGGCTCTAATATTGGTTTGCTTGATGATTTGAGTACAAAGTTTGACGGGATTGAAAGTCGCTTTGCTCCAACATCAGGTGGTTATTCAGTTAATATAACAAATCCTTTTAGGCTTTTAATCACTGTTAATGGTATACTACAATCAGTATATACGCCAGATTATGTTTGGCAGTCTCCACTACCAAGGACGGGACTTCAAGTAGACTCCAGTGGATATATAAGCTTTGCAGAAGTACCTCCAGCAGGATCTTCTTTCAACGGAAGAATAATGTTGGGACCAACAACAAATACATCAAATACAAATTATCCGTTTAAGGCAGCGGACATTTTACTAGGAGCGTAATAAATGGCAAGAAAAATCATGCTGGATACCCAGTACACATTCACACCATCAACAGGTGTAGTAGTTTTATCACAGAGATATGTACCACAAGAGCGTTTGCTACTTATTACAAACGTCACAAAGAATAAAGTCATTTATAACTTCTCCGACCCTTCACTAGGAGCAACTTCATATGTAACATCAATGAACGGTGCTGCTGGAATGACAACAATTACACTTGCCTATAACACTTCTACAATGTCTTCAACTGATAAGCTCCAAGTAACAATTGATGAATATTCAGAAGCAATTCACCCAGATGAAACATCAACTGACCCAGTTGGAAAGATGCGTGTATCCACGCCAGCCAACCTTATTGATACAGACTTTGAATATGGTACACAGGTTTCTAAATGGGAAAACCTAACCATGATTAACAACCGTCCACTTGCATATCAGACAGTTCCAAACGTTGCAAACTTGCAATCAATTTATCTTGGAAATGGCACACGTAACGTAATTGTAAACTTTAACGCAACACACTATCTTGCAGCAGCAGGAGCAATTACAGTTCAAGATACATATCTTTCAGTTGCAAACGGTAACTATGTAATTGACTCAACTTCAACTAATACAGGTACTTCAACATCTCCAGTTTGTGCACCAATTACAGGTTCAATTACTGCAATTTCAAGCACAGGAACTGCAATTACTTATTCAACATCATCAACGACGGGACTTGTAGTAGGTCAAACCGTAACAATTACAGGTGCATCATCTGCAGGATATAACCTAACAAACGCAGTTATTACATCAATTGTTTCAAATACCAGCTTTACTGTTGCTTCAACAGCTACTGGATCAACATCAACTGCATCATTCTCAGCATCTGCTTGGATTTCATATACAGCACGTTCAGCAAACTCTACAACAATTACACAGCTTTTGGATGCTAACAAAACAGCAATTTACTCTGCTAACTTTTATTCAGGTGTAGCAATTGGTACAGCTCCAACAATTACATATTCAGGAAGTGCTGTAACTGTAACAACTTCAATCAACCATGGTCTTGCGATTGGTAATGAAGTTGCAATTACTGGTGTTACAACAAATGGTACAAATGCTCCAAACGGTTCATTTGTAGTTGCAACCGTTACATCACCTACATCATTTGTAGTATATGTACCTAATACTCCTACTGGAACACTTACATCTACTTCCGCTTCAGTTTATGTTCGTCCACAAGGACAATTCCTACACCGTCCATTTGATGGTGGAGTTATCTTCTCAACAAATGGTTCATCTAACTTTGAACAATCAATTCGCCAAACCCGACGTTATTTCCGTTATCAATCAGGTAAGGGTTTGCAAATGTCAACAGGTACAATTATCAAGCCTAATTTGCTTGTAGATCAAATCACTTCATCTGGAACGCTTGTAACTGTTCAAACAAAAGAACAACATAATTTGCAGGTAGGTGCAACCGTAACAATTTATGGTGCAAATGAAACTGCATATAATGGAACATTTACTGTTGCAAACGTGACTGGATATAATACATTTACATATACAGCAAATACAGTACCTTCAGCATCACCAGCATCTGGAACATATTTTGTTCAGGTAGTTGGATGGTATGGTGCAAAGAACCGTATGGGAATTTTTGATCAACAAAACGGAATGTTTTTTGAGTTTGATGGACAAACTCTATGGGCAGTTCGCCGTAACTCCGTATTCCAAATTGGTGGAAAAGTTTCTGCTACAAATGGATCAAATACAGTTACTCAAACAAACTCATCATTCCCTACAACATTTTCTAAGCAGTTAACTCCAGGAGATTATATCGTTCTTCGTGGAGCTTCATATCGTGTAACAGATATTCTTTCTGATACAACTCTTCAAATTTCCCCTGCATATCGTGGAACAACTGATAACTATATTGTTGCGTCTAAGACAGTTGAAACTCGTATTCCACAATCTCAGTTTAATCTTGATAAGCTTGATGGAACTGGTCCTTCAGGATTCAATATTGATCTATCAAGAATGCAAATGTGGTTTATTGACTATGCTTGGTACGGTGCAGGTGTAGTTCGCTGGGGTGTTCGTGGTACTGATGGTAAAATTATTTACTGCCATTCATTACCAAATAACAACACTAATTCAGAAGCTTTCTTGCGTTCTGGTAACTTGGCAGGACGTTATGAAACTTCAACAATTCCAATGTCTACAGTATTAACAGCATCAGCTGCTGCATCAGATACTACAATTAACGTAGCATCAACAACGGGATTTCCATCATCAGGAACACTGTTGATTCGCAATCAGTCAGCTTACGAATATGTAAATTATACGGGTACAACATCAACAACATTTACTGGACTTACTCGTGGACAAGCAGGTAACTCATCACTTGCTCTGACAATTTCAGCTGGTTCTAACCAAGCTTCAGTATCATCTGCAGCGGGACTTCAAGTAGGACAAAGAGTTATTGCTCCGTTATCATTCCCAGATAACACATTTATTGCAGCAATTAATGGTACAGTTCTTACACTTTCACAAGGTGCATTAACTTCTAATCCAACAGTAATTGTTCCACCAATGGGTGCATCATCTGGTCAATCATTTACATATGCAGCTCAAACTCCAATAGCAGTAGAATTTGCATATCCAACATTTGCTCCAACTATCTCACACTGGGGTACTGCAGCAATTATGGATGGCGGATTTACCGCTGATAAGTCCCTCTTGTTTACATACGGACAGCAGATTCCAGTATCAATTCCAACAGCTTCTATTGTATTCTCAGGTTCTGCAAGCGGATCTGCAGCATCAAATACAATTACTTTGTCTGGAACTGGTACACAAACAACGGCAAATATTCTTCCAGGAATGTCAGTTTCAGGAACTAATATTGCAGCGGGAACATATATAACTTCTGTTGTTAACTCAACAAACTTTACAATTACTCCAAACCCAACAGGTACAATTACCAGCGGTTCTTTAACCTTAACTGGAAATAATACAAGAGCTTTGATGTCAATCCGTCTATCTCCTGCAGTAGATAATGGTATCGGAGCGGGATTTGGTCAAAGAGATCTTCTAAACCGTGCCCAGTTGATTCTTTCAACACTTGATGTATCTCTTTTGAATACTAACACGGGTAACATTCTTGTAAGAGGATATATCAATGCATCACCATTTGGTGGTTCTCAAACAATTTATGGAGCTGTAACAGGTGTTCCAATTTACCTATCAACAGCTTCTGGCTCAGGAACAGTTCAAACTTATACAACTACAACTCCCCATGGATTAAATATTGGAGACCAAGTTGTAGTATCTGGTGTTACATCCTCAACTGGATATAATGGAACTTATACGATTACATCTGTTCCATCATCAACGACATTTGCAGTGGCAGGTACTTATTCCACAGCATATAGCACAACAGGCTCTCCATCACTTCTTGCATATAAGCAATGGACAAATGCTGTAGGTAACGTTTATGGCTCACTTACATCTTCCCTTGCACAAATTGCAGACTTTGCTCCAAATGCCACAAATGGTGGTTCGGCAGGTGCTTATGGGGTAACTGGCGGTGAAGTAACTGGTGGTTTCTTTGCTAACCAGACTACAGAGCTTGATCTTTCTAACCTCCGTGACCTTGGTAACTCAATCCTTGGTGGCGGAGGACTTGGAACTCCAGCATATGCAGGACAAAATGGATATCCTGACGGGCCAGATGTACTTACAATTGTTGTAACAAATCTTGCATCTACTCCAGCACAGGTTATCGGAAGACTTGCTTGGACTGAAGCTCAGGCTTAAAGAGAGGGCGGTGGCAATAATATGCCTTTAGATAAACCAAAAAACGTAGCCAACGACTCTCTAAAAACTCCGTATGTTACGGTTAATAATAATATAACCCCACTGGGAACAAGCACATTTACTCAGTTATCTGGAACTCAGACAAATCGCCCAACATCTCCAGCAATTGGAACATTTTATTATGATACTACAACTGGACAAACAGAAGTTTATACGGCAAATGGTTGGGTAAATCCAGCAACTGCCCCAAATGCCCCTACAAACGTTACTGCAGCAAATCAATCTATTATTTATGGTGGAACTCCAGCTGTTTATGTTTATTTTACTCCCGCAACTACTGGAAATCTTGCCACTACATATACCGCAAGTTCTAATACAGGTGGTTATACAGCAAGTGGAACTTCAAGCCCAATTGCTATTACAGGAATATCTGCGGGAACTTATACATTTACAGTAACAGCAACAAATACATATGGTTCAGCAACTTCTTCTGCAAGCAGTTCAATAGGAGTAGGAACAATATCTCAACCACCAACTTCAGTTACAGCAACAGCGGGCAATAGTTCAGCTACAGTTTCTTTTACAGCACCATCTAATACTGGGGCTGCACTAGTTACTTCATACACAGTGACATCTTCTCCTGGCAATATATCAGCTACTGGATCTTCATCTCCAATAGTTGTTAATGGTTTAACTAATTTTACTTCTTATACTTTTACCGTAGTAGCAAATAATAGTGCGGGAACTTCATCAAATTCTTCTCCTTCATCTCCAGTAACTACAGGATTTGTTATGGGATCAACATTGTCATCAACATCTATATATGGAGTTATGTCTTATGTTAATCAAAATAATTCAGTTAACTATAGCCCTACAACAGGATCTTCGCTTACAATTGCAGGAAACGCACTAAGTAATTATGATTATACTTTTTTTAACACAAGTCAAACAATAAGTTCTTTTACTTCATCAAGCTGGTTTACCAATAATGCTGATACAAATCCAGCTTTAATTTGGGTAAAAGGAGATTTAACAATTAATAGCGGAGTTACTTTTATACCGCCTGTAAGAAAGCTCTTTACTTGTGTTTATGTATCAGGTAATCTTGTTCTTAATGGCACTATGTCTATGACAGCTCGTGGTTCAAACCATTCTGGAACTGGAAATTCTGCAGGGTATGTAGCTCCTGTAAATATTGTTTTAGCAAATGGAACATTAAGCGGTACAACAAATCCAACTATTCCAGCAACCGATGGAAATTACATAATACTTACTGGACAAAGTTCTGGAGTTAATGGAAATAATGCAAGTTCAGGTGGAACAGGCGGCGGTGGCACAGGTGCACACGGCGGCGGCGGTTCTAATATGGGGGGTGCAGCAGGAACAGCCTTTAGCGGTGGTCCAGGTGGAGGAGGAGGTTATGGCGGTGGCGGAGTAACTGGAGAAACAACTGCTAGTACTTCTAGTACTGCAGGACAAGCAAATGGTGGTGCGGGAGGATTAGGCGGAGACTCAAACTCTACAGTTACTGGTGGTGGAGGGGCGGGTAACCCTGGAGGACTTGCATGGAACTCAACTAACTATCCGTCAAGTGCGTCTAACAGTGCGGCTCAAAATGGGCAAGATGGTACTGGTGGAACGTTAATTGTTATTGTTGAAGGTACTATAAGTGGTTCTGGAGCATTTACATCACAAGGCTCTAACGGAGGCTATGCTCAATGGATTTCAAATAACGGAGGAGCTCCACCTAATAACTGGGTTGAAGGTGGAGGCGGTTCAGGCGGAGGAAGCATTAACCTATTAACTAGAGCTTATTCATTTTCTGGAAGTTTTAACGTTAATGGTGGCAGTGGTGGTAGTGCAAATAGTCCAGCAAATTCGCAAAGTAATCCTGGCGGTGCTGGAGGAACAGGTTCGGCGCGAACGTTTATTATAACTGGTAATCCTGTTTAATTAAAGTATAATAGTATTATGTCATACAAACAAGTAGTACTTAGAGATAACCCTTTAGCATTTTGGCCATTAAATGGCACATCATTGCTAAGAACCTATGCCACTATTTTGCTTGAATATAGAACATATCAAGACTGGATATCTGCAGAACCTACTTATGGATCTACTTCTCCAACATTTACATTGCAAGATATATCTACAAATGGAAATCATGGAGCTTATACAATTGGTCAGCCAAACTTTCTTGACATCCTGCCCCTAGCAACTCTTTCTAGTTATGACACCCAATTGGCGGGATGTAAAATAAATGGCACCTCAGAGGTTGGTATAACCAACCTAGCTCAGCTATATGACATGTTTTATACTGGAACTGAAAACTTAACATTTGGTATGGAGATATGGTTGGCTTTTGATTCAAACCCGCCACTTAATAACACACTTCTTTCAGTAACATATCTAAACGACACTATTGCTCAAGTATATATAAATAACGATAGAGTTTATTTTACTATTAATGGTAAAGATAAAAAAACAGGTGCAGCACTTTCATATACTGCATATAAACAAGTACAGTCATGGGAATCACAATGTCACTTATTTGTTTATTATTCCAAAGGCACTATTAATGTAGTTGTTAATGGTATATCTGGAAACTCTGCAACAGCATCATCAAACTTCATCTGGTCTCATGATACATATGCTGCACCAGACTTTTTCTATAAGGTAGGACCATCTTCAGGTTCAAACAATTTTGTTGTAAACGACCTAGCATTTTATGACTATACATTATCTCAAAATCAAATTAGATCCCATATGGTTTGGGGAACATATGACTCATCCCCACAAAGTTATGTAAAACAAACAAGCGGATATTTTTTTGACATTAAAGAAAACGATGCAATGTATGCTTATAAAAAAAATTTTTCAGATCCCAAAAATTATAGCCAAGGCGTATTAACTAATTTAATTACTGATAATAATGGATTGACACTTAAAACAATCCCGTCCCTAACCAAGGCAGGTACCTCTGGAGCAATAACAACTTCAAATGGATTATCTGTAACAAATACAGCTTCAGCAAAGTTTTCAAATATATCTTCATACTTTGATATAAACTCAATGTCTATAATGGGTCAGATTAACTGGCAAAGCAACACAACTGGAAATCCAGCAGTTATATTTGCTGCTGAAGGATTTAATAATGGTGAATGGTTGTATCTTGCACAAGATACATCAAATAAACTAACATTGTATTATCATTCAATATCTCCTAATTATCCATATATAGTTACAGAAAATGTTGTTGCACAACTACCTGCTCAAAATACGGCGGGAACTTATAATTTTGGAGTAGCAATAAATAGCACTACAGTAAAGATATATATGTCAAATACAGGCTCATCTAATGGATCTTTACCTTCATATACATATGCTAACTTGAATCTGTACTTTGGAAACCAATATTCATCTGCAACCACCAGCCCAATGGTTGGAAGCATTTCTTACATGTCTCTTTTGCCAAAATATGTTGATCCATCAACTTATACAAATTATGGAGCTTACGATAGCACCACAATATCCTTTATTAATAACACGGCGGTATCTCAAATAGGAACATGGACGCTAAGTGTACCTTCTTCACAATTTGCCAAGATATTTGGAGCCAGAATGACCTGGGATACAGGTTCTTATTATGATTCAACAGTTAGCACAAATCAAAGCGTAAATGTTCAATTATCACAAGATTATGGCAAGACATGGACTAATGTTCTTAATGGTTATCCAGCATTAAAGTATCCAGATAGTGCTACAGCATATACAGATACGATTTTTAAAACAACTATATTTACAGCTGACTCATCTTCACAGTATTTGCCAAGAATGGATAATGCACTAGTTGTGTTTTATAATGATTTGTCAATTATCTCAGATGCAGGTGCCTTCGTGTTAGCTCCAAGACAAGGAAGCTATACAGGCGATACATATTCAATTGAAAAAAATTTCTTTAACATCTTAGCTAGATCTTCAAACTTTGGGATTAAAATTGCAGAAGTAAATAATGCAAACTCTGTTGCTACAATTACTCCAGCAGCAATTGCCACGGGATATCAAACAATAGAATTCTGGTTTAGGTGGGATCAGCTTACAGCAACTCAAGTACAGATTATTTTGGATACCATAGGTATTAGAGCGTCTTTGTACTTTGATTCAACAGGGGCAATTTATCAAACAGGTTTTGGTAATGTATATGTAAATGGTTTATCATTAACATCAGGCAAAACCATGACCCAAGGTGAGTCCTACCACTTTGTGTGCGTTTATCCATACTCAATTAATACTCAAATCTACTTGGGCGGAGATCAAAGACTACAGAACTTCTCCAATGGCACATTTGGATATGTAAGCATTTATCCACAAGCATTTGCCCAGTCAGATGCCCAAACAAGATACCTGGAATTCCTTTCTAGCAATGTTTCTCAAGTTGATTATTCAACACTTTTGTCAGGAGCATCAAACATAATTGGCACATTGTCAGAATATTCAGGCGGTAGTACAGCATTTAATGCTGGACAACCAATTTTGGCATACCCACATCCCGTAAATGGTTAATTAACCTGTATTTTTGGTAGTCATATGTACCATTTTTAACAGTTACGTGGTATTATGGGCATATGGGTAAAATGAAGATTACTCCCGTTGATGAAGTTAACTGGGGATTATATATTTGGCAGATGCCAGACGGCAAAATTGTCATGGATGAAGAAGGTGCTTATCTAAGTATCCCGTCCATGAAAGGCGATATCCGTCAGATAAAGAAGCTTAAAGATGTTGCAAAGCACCACGGGCTAGAAGATGGAAAGCCATTGTTTATGGCTGGACATAGACCAGTTACAGATGAAGAACTTGAAATACAAAGACAAAGATTAGAATTGGGCCTTGTGCCAGATGAATATGATACTCCAGCTATGATGGATTATGTTAAAGAAATGAGGGACATGAAACTTGGCTAATTTAAGAATTGATGACACGATTGATGAAGATGAGGGCGGGATCACAGTAAAACTTGATGCCCCATCACATACAGTAGAACACGATTTTGGTGACCCATTTAACGCATCATGGGATGAAATTAAGAAAGCAGATGGTCTAAGCCCTAACTTTCGTCGTCAAGTAAATAGAATTCAAAAGTCATTTACTGGCGTTGGTGATGCAAAGTCCAAGAAACTTGATCCGCTTGATCTGACTGGATATTCGTTATTTCAGATTGTTCAACCTCCATACAACATTCTTTACTTGGCACAGCTTTATGATATCTCCCCATATCATCACTCTGCTGTAAATGCTAAAGCTGCCAACGTAGTTGGCCTTGGTTATAAGTTTGAGAACACATGGGATACAACTTCAAAAATTGAATTGGCTATGGATAATCCAAAGAAGCTTGATAAGCTACGTTCAAAGATTGAAGGTTTAAAAGAAGAGCTTCGCAGCTTCCTAGAATCCCTTAACTCAGATGATTCATTTACAGAAACAATGAAAAAGATATTCGTTGACCTAGAGTCTACTGGAAATGCTTACATGGAAGTTGGTCGCACATCAACAGGTAAGATTGGTTATATTGGACATATTCCTACAACTACAATGCGTATCCGTCGTCACCGTGACGGCTTTGTACAAGTTGTTTATAACCGTTATACATTTTTTAGAAACTTCGGTGATACCGAGACCCCAGATCAGATAGGTACTGATCCCCAGCCAAACGAAGTAATTCACTTTAAAGTATTTACTCCGTCAAATACCTACTATGGTGTACCTGACGTTTTGTCAGCAAAGAATGCAGTTGCAGGTGATGAATTTGCACAACGCTTCAACCTAGACTACTTTGAGAATAAGGCTGTTCCACGCTATATCATTACAGTAAAGGGTGCAAAGCTTACTGCTGATTCAGAGCGTAAATTGCTTGAGTTCTTCCAAACTGGACTCAAAGGTAGAAACCACAGAACTCTTTATATTCCACTTCCATCAGATGGTGAGCAAGGTCGTGTTGAATTTAACATGGAGCCAATTGAAGCGGGAATCCAAGATTCTTCATTTAGAAACTATGCTGTAGAAAATAGAGATCGTATTCTCCTTTCACACCGTGTTCCTGTATCAAAGCTTGGAATGCCAGCAAATGTATCTTTGGCAAATGCTAAAGATGCAGACAAGACATTTAAAGAGCAGGTATGTCGTCCACGTCAAGAAGAACTTGAATTTAAGATTAACTTAATTATCAAAGAATTTACTGATGCATTCGTTCTTCGTTTTAATGAACTTGCACTTACAGATGAAGAGACTCAATCAAGAATTGATGATCGTTATCTCAAGGATCAAGTTATTACTCCTAACGAAGTTCGTGCACGTCGTGGAATGGCTCCACTTGAAGGTGGCGATGCAGTGTTGGTTATTAACCCTAAAGCACAAACAGATGCAAAGTCCGACTTTAGTGGAAATAAAACACGTGATCAAAACAGAACCTTGAACGCTCCAGATAAAATGGGAACTGGTCGTAATGCAAAAGGCGACGGGCCACAAGAAGGTAATTAAAAAATGTCTACAGCATTAGATGTATTAAATGTTGCTAGAAGTCAAATAGGATTTATTGAAGGTCCTATGAATGAAAATCCATACGGTATCTGGTATGGTGTTCCAAATGCGTCTTATTGTGCAATGGGAATTAGTTGGTGTTTTGCACAAGTTGGTTTATCTTCATTAGTCGCAGCACAAACACCAAAAGGTTTTGCATATTGCCCTGCAGGACTTCAATGGTTTCAGCGTCAAGGATTAGTAGTAAATAAATATCAAGCACAGCCTGGAGATCTTGTATTCTTTTCTTGGGGAACAGGTGTTGCAGAGCATGTTGAAATTGTAGAAGCTGCATCTGCAGACGGATTAACAACAATAGGTTTTAATACAACTGATAAAAATACAAGTGCTGCTGCAAATGGTGGGGGATGTTATAGAGAGCATCGTCCGTATCTTTATGTTATGGCAATTGTAAGACCTAAATATCCAGTGCCATTAAAACCAGTTTCAAAGGGTGTTACAAGCAAGAAAGCAACAGCAGTTGTCGGAGCGACAGGAGCAGCCGTTGCAGGCGGCACAGCAGCATTACATGGCTCTGCAGCAGGTACTACAAGTACTTCAACACCAGTCCCTACACCTTCTCCAACAGCATTTTATGCTCCACCTTTTCCTACAACGTCAAAGTCATTTGCACTAGGACAGACCAATGATGCAGTTCTAACAGTTCAAAAAGCTCTTGTTAAAAAAGGACTTCTTGTAGCAAAATACGCCACAGGAACTATGAATACTCAAACTGAAGCAGCACTAACCATCTTTGATAAAAAGGCGGGAATTATAGTGCAAACAGGAATTGTTCCACAAATAGTTTATGATACTTTAAAGGGATCGCTATGAGCCTAAAACATCATTTTAAGTTCAATATTCTTGATGCCAAAACCTTAGGAATTGCATTAACAAGTTCTTTTTCAACATGGGCAGCTACTGGATTTCAACATGACATATCCCACTTAGCTTATGTAGGGGTAGGATTTATAACAGGTGGGTTAGTTTCACACAATTCAATGGCAAACCCTAATGTCACCCCAGATTCTCATATAGTAACGCCATACGTGTCTAATATTGAAGACCACAACCCAGCAGCACCAGAACCATCAAACGCAGGGTTAGAATACAAACCAGAAGGGGCGGATGTCAAAAAAGTCATCCAAATCAATAGCGGCATTATAAAATAATTTCTACCAAAATTATGCTTTATTTATAAATATTGCTATTATTTATTTACATATGGAACTACAAAAAACTTATTGGCAAAACAGTGAATCTTCTACGGCCTTGCATTTTCCTATTACCAAGGTTGATAAGGAGAAGCGTCTTGTCTCAGGATTTGCATCACTAGACAACGTTGATCGCCATGGAGATATTGTAACTGCAGATGCAAATAAGAAAGCCTTTGAAAGATTCAGAGGAAATATCCGTGAGATGCACGGGCCAACAGCAGTTGGTAAGATGGTTAAGTTTAAGAATGATACATTTTTTGACCCAGAAACACAGAAGAAATATAACGGAGTTTATGTAACTGCTTATATTTCAAAGGGTGCACAGGATGCATGGGAGAAGTGCTTAGACGGTACTTATTCTGGATTTTCTATTGGTGGCAACATCAATGATGCAAAGATGGAGAAAGTTGACGGGGAGAACGAAACACGTCGTGTTATTCATGACTACGATCTTCATGAACTTTCGCTAGTAGATTCACCAGCAAATCAGCTTGCAAACTTTTTTTCTATTGAAAAGAATGTAGATGGAAGCACATTTGTAAAAGGAATGATTGCAGACATTACCCTAGAGAATGTTTTCTGGTGTAAGCAAGATGAAGTTGCTTCAACATCAGAAGCAATGTCAAAGGATTGCGTTGTTTGCGATGCACCTATGACAAACATTGGATGGGTTGAACAAAAGGATTCAGAGAAGTTTGAAGCAATTGAAAAAGTAATTGATTCTTATTTTAAGAAAGATGATGCACCAACATCCGCACACGAAGCTGGCGAAACAGCTGCACCAGGTTTGGCAGGTAATGTCATTGATAGCAACGCTACCATTAATCTTTATCCTGATCAAAATAGCAAGAAAAAAGTCACGTTTGAAGACGGACTTAAAAAGAGTGAAGAGATTTCGCTCAACGAAGGAGGTAACAAAATGACAGAAAATACAGATGCAACAATTGAGAAGTCAATTGATGTTGAGACTCCTGCCGAAGAAGTTTCATCTGTTTCAGAAACTTCAGATACTACAGTTGAAAAGGCTGCAGAAATTTCTGAGGTTGAAGATACACTTGATTTTGAGAAGATGGTTTCAGACCTTAAGGCCTTCTTTGGTGAGTCACTTGAAAAGTCTAATACTAATTATGCAACACATGCAGCAACAGTAGCAGACATGTATAACATTGTTAACGAGACCAGAGCTGAAATGGCTCGCTTGTCTAAGGCTTATGAGGATATTCAGAAGGCAAACGAAGATCTCGCTACAAAGTACGAAACCTTGAGTAAGTCAGTAACAGATATGTTCGGAAAGATTGAGTATGTTGATCATCAACTCAAGAATTTTGAATCTGCTACTGCAGTTCAGAAGTCCATTGGGGTAGAAGCTCCAATGGGTCAAACAAAACCAAAACAAAGTATATGGCAAGGTGCTTTCCTCAGTGCTTCTAGCATATAAAAAATATAGAAAAAATAAGGTGGTGAAATAAAAATGAGTAATGAACTTCTACAAAAAGTAATTGATACTACGGACCTCGGTTCTTCAGCAGTCAATGCATCTACAGACTCTGCTACCCTTTCAGGTAACGGTCTCCTATATCCAGATCAAGCTAATCGCTTCTTGGATTACATGTGGGATGCAACAATCTTGGCTAAGACAGCCCGTACAATCCGTATGCGTTCAAACACAACCGAAATTGATCGTGTTGCTGTTGGACAACGTATCATGACCGTCGCACAGGAAGATAACCCACGTAACTTCGTGGCAAGTGGTGATAGCTATACAAACGCTAACAACACAACTTTCTCTGCACAAAATGCTACATTTAACAAGGTATCTCTTACAACACGCAAGCTCCGTCTTGACTGGGAACTTTCAGCAGAGTCTCTTGAAGACAATATTGAAGGTCCAGATCTAGAGGATCACATTGCACGTCTTATGGCTACCCAGGCTGGTAACGATATTGAGGATACCCTTATTAACGGTACTGGAACTGGTTCAGGTTTGATGTCAGCATTCGCAGGCTTCCGTACACTCGCTCTTAACAACGCTCACGTTGTTGATGCAGCAGGTTATGGACTTGACAAGACTGTATTTAACCAAGCTATCAAGACCCTTCCACGTAAGTACAAGCAACGCAGAAACCAACTTCGCTTCTTCACAGGATCTAACTTGGTTCAAGATTACCTATTCAACCTAACAGCTAACGCTGGTAACGGCAACCCATTTGATATCGCTTCAGGTATCATCCGTGGTGATGTCGCTGCTAACGATGGTGGTCCAGGTTCGGTAACTCCTTTTGCGTTTGGAATTCCTGTTATCAACGTTCCGTTGATCAGCGAGACCCAGACTTACAATGGATCAGCTAACACAGGTGATGTTCACTTGACATTCCCGCAAAACTTCATTATTGGTATCAAGCGTGACGTAACCGTTTATCGTTTGTTCCAACCAAAGAAGGACACAATTGAATACACACTATTCATTCGTGTTGGTTGCGTAATGGAAAACTACGATGCACACGTTATCGTTAAGAACATTGCAGTAGCAGGCTCAGTAATGTCTACCCCATCATTTGGATCAGCATACAATGGTTCAAACGTTACAGGTGGATTGAACGGCGAGACATACTAATTTTAA